CCATTCCACGTGCTTCGATGTGGTGAATGTCGACAGCAGTTCTCTCGCATACTTCGCAAGGTATGAAGTCGCTTATGTCGTAGCCAAAATGATTCAAGTATGTCATCGTGTGTTTTTTCATTTCTTGAATAGTAATGACCAAGATGTCGGCAAACTTATTTTTCTGTCTAATGTAAACCCACATTCATTGAATAGCGCAATCCACTCTTCTTCGCTTTTGATATTGATATGACCCCAAGCGTTGTCAAAGTCTGTCTTGTTTGGTGTACTCGAGAAGTGAAAGTATTTACATTTGATATTTTTCAAGAATGGCTTCAACTTATCATCTTCAATGTGTTCCATTACTTCAATCGATGCTACTAGGTCAAACGTCTTGAACTTCTGTGTAGTAAAGTCTTTGATGTATATGTGAAGAGTTTGATTGTCACTCTTGACTAGTCGCTTACTGACATACTCACCGTGAATCTTTGACAAGTCTACGTATGTACAATCAAGACCTTGCTCTAGCATTGACTTTGTGTACGCACCTACTCCACCACCACAATCTAGAAACGTCTTTGCTTGTGTGATTTCTAGAATTTCTTTTGCTGTTTGCTTAAACAAATTTACATATGTGTCATTGTCTAAGTCAACACCTATGCTCAACTCGTGATTGAAGCATTGCTCGTCTGTCATTGTTCCATTAAAAGCGTTCATCTCATTTCAAGATTGTCTTCGTTTAGTATGCGACGCAATTCTTCTCTTGCTTCTAGAAATGCGTTGACTGCTTCTTCGTGAGCGTCATCACTAGCATATTTTGTTTTCGCTCTCAAGAATTGGTCGAGTATCCACATAGCGTATGACCACTTTGAACCATTGATAGCGTCTTCAAATTGTTCTTGCTCTTCAGGTAGATTGAACTCAAGTATTGCTTTCATAGGTTTGTTCGTAGTATTCGTCAAAGTCAACCCAAGACCTCATTTCGTTTCTTCCTCTCGCTTCAAAGTTCTCCATAGATTTGTCCCAAGTTTGACCGTGTTCCTCCTTGTGCATTGCTTTGGCTTGTTTCAAAATAGATATAATCTTTACGGACTCATTAACCGTGTAGTTCGCTGGTAGAAATGATTTTAATTCATCCCACAAAAACTCAATACTATCTCGCTTTCTCATTGTTTTATGGCGTTAAAAATTTGTATAAAATGTATGTCAATACGATTAATGATAGAGCAATCGTAATGATTGAGGCAATTAATGGGTATTCAATAATAACAAATACAAATAATATGACCATTATTGGAATAATCAATGCAATCAATAACCTAACTAATTTATTTTCAATCGTTCTCATTGTTTGCGTCTCCTCTTTGGTTTCTGCTCATCGTCTGCGATAGTCGCTCTTTCGATAATGTTTGTTCCTCTCCATCTAATGTTTTCATTGTTTCGTAGTTGCTCAATCAACCACTCCACTGCCGTTTGTTGTTTATTGTTTGTCATTGTTTACATCCTCCGTAGGTTTCGTTATAGTATTGTTCAAATGATTTGTATTTAAATCCAACAAATTTGTTATTTAATCTACTTTGTTCAAATGCGTGTTGTCTTTGCCCTTTATCTATTGCTTTGGCTTTTTCAAGTAACTCTTGTATTTCATCTCCATTGCCTGTTAAAAATCCATTTTCATAGAGTGCAATTGCAAATTGTTCTACTGCCGTTTGTTGTTTATTGTTCTCCATATTGTTTCTTGTAGTATTGTTCTGGTGTGATTCTCAAATCGAGTGCGCCACTTATCGCACCTTCGCATTGAGCGTGTTCAAGTTGCAACTTCTCGATACGTGTCAACTCTTTACACTTAATTATCAATGACATTGGTATCGTGTACTCGTGAGCAATTAACTCATCGTACATTTGTTGCATTGCGTTTCTCATTGCTTTCTTCTTCTGCGCTTTGGTTGCTCATCGTCTGCGATAGTCGCTCTTTCGATTGCTTGTTGTTTCTCTCTCCATTCTGCTTGTTCTTTGATTGAGTTGAGTTTCTGTTGACAGAATATCAATAGAGAAAAATAACTCTCTACAAAGCAAGTAGAGCAAGAGGGCATAGAACGTCCGTAGAGTGATTGATAAACGCTTCTCAAACGATGCGCTTCTTCTGGGTTCAATGACAACACTTGTGTCTTTTTGTACTCGTTGTATTTCGGTTCTAGACTTACAACGAACTCGATGTCTTCAAAATTCATATTTTAGTTTCTAATAGTGCAACAATGATAGTAGAGATAGACGCGTAGAGAATACCTACGAGACCGTACTGATAAGTGAAGTAACCAAGACCAATCCAAAACGACATACAAAATGCGCAGTCGAGAGGTTTCATTCTTCGCCAGTTGAAAGGATTACGACCATAGAACAACGTCTTCAAGTAGTCCGCAGGTTTGCCAAAGTTTACGAGTATGACGCTAAATGAAGCGATACCCAAGATTTCTAGATGTGTCATCAATAGTGATTTTTGTAGTATAGTTGTGCGAGAATTTGCGCTTTGCTTGAATGCGCGTTTAAGTCTGTTTCGTAGCCGTCGACAAATGCTTTCTTCAATAGTGCTTCTTCTTCTTCTACGAGTCCTTCAAATTGCTTGTGAAGTCTTCTCACTTCTTCTGCTCTAAAAGTGTCGCCACCTTCTTCGTGGATGTTTGCAAGATTCGTCAAAAATCTATCAACGAATTTCATTGGGGTTTGTTTTCTCATATTGTTCTTGTACTAGTTGTTTCATTAATTTTACTACGCGTAAGATTTCTCGTACGCTAATTCCTGTTTTGCGATGCAAAGAACGTGCGCTATTTCCATCGAGCCACATCTTGAATAGTTCTCTCTCGTACCAATGAGATGACTCAATGATAAAGTCGTATGCGCGTATCTTGCTTCTCTCTTCTTCATACTCTTCTTCTTCTACTAGATGGTCTTTGTCGTCACTATGTATGTGACACTCGTACACATCAACATTGTCGTAGATGCGATTTTGTTGAAATGGGTGACGATTACCATTGATGGCGGTGTGAAGTACCTTGATAGCCCACCATTGCAAATAACCGTCGTTGTGTAACTTCTCAACATATGCGTCTTCTTTTTCGAGTAGTAGTAGAAAAAAGTATTGATATAGTTCTCTTGCTAGTTCTTTATTCTTTGAGATGCGAAGACACGTATCGAATACCCACTTTTGAGTCGTTAGATTTTCGATTATTTGTGACTTCTTCAACAATGCAAATATAGAAAAAGATTTTGTATTTACAAATTATTTTTTCTCAATGCTTACAAAATAGCCGTCTTTCTCATATCTCTTCTTCGTACGCAACACATCGCTCTCTTCTTTCAGTATGTGAATCGACGACGATAGATTCTTTGTTGCTATAAGAATCCAATAGTTCGAGAGTTTGTTGATGGGTTTTGGCGAATTGTCTGTCATATTCTATCAAATCTTGTGTTTGACGTACGCTATGTATGATTGTTGAATGGTCTCGATTTATGATTCTACCTATCGACTCAAATGACATACGCAAAGTCTTTCTACAAATGTAGTTAAAAGTGTGACGCGCGTACAAGACGTGTTGTTGTCTGTTGTGAGAATAAATGTCATCGGGTGTGATATCCCATATTTGACAAATGCTTCTCATCACATCTTCCCATTGTGCTTTGTTTCTAGTTATGTCAATCTTTGGTCGCAAGATTTCTCTTTTGAGACTTTGAATCATTTTCTCATAGTTGTTCTTTTGCTCGATTAATAACAAGCGTTGTCTTCTTAACTCTTGTTTTAAGAGATGTATTTCTTGATAGTGTGTCATATTAAAATAGTGATATTTGTCTTTGTGAATAATCTTTGTAAGCGTCAGCACTAAACTCGACAATCTTTGTGTCGATGTTTGTTTGTTCACCTATGTATTTGTACGATTTAGTGATTGATTCTTTGCGTAGTTTTAGACCATTGTCTTTGCCATCCGCAGTCAGTTTTTCGTTTATCTTCTTAATTGCTTCGATGTTATTGTTCTCTAGAACGAGTTGCCAATTTGTTTGATTGCGTTGCATACCCATAAATAGAGATGGGTTACTTGTTTTGATGTACAATGTCTTTCCAATGTTTTTGTACAATGAACCAAAGTAGTTTAGTAGTTTGATTCCAAAACCTAGACCTTGATAATCAGGCAACACAACCAATCTACTAACACGAAACGCATTTTGAATCGTACCACTAGGCAAAGGTAGAATAGCAATAAATGCCGTTGGTTTATCGTTCCACGTCAAACAAAAACACTTCGCCGCTTTGTTCAAGTCTTGTGTCAAATAGTGATGATGTTTGAATATACGCCAAGTTTCATATCGACATCGAAATACCGAAAACTCAATTTGTGGTCTTGATTGCCGAAGATAGTCGTGTCTCTCGACACGCCCCTTCAATGGTGAATAAGTCCAATCAGGTAGCAACCACTCCATAATATCAAAGTGACAACTTGCTAAAATGATTTTCTTATTGTTCTTACGAATGAATTTTTGTAAAGCATAAGACATCGCTTTTGCTACGTCTCTATCTACTACGCTTGTGTACTCGTCTACAAGTACAACTTCTTCTTCTTTTGCACTACCAACAAGATACGCTAGTTGTGCGCGATATTGTTCACCATTCGATAGCGTACGATATGGTCTCAACCAAGTTGGTACACTAGACAAGCCCATAGATGACAAAAGCAAACACGCGTCGCTAGGTTGCAACCAATCGAAATTAGATATAAGAGACTTAGATTCATCGAATTGAATTTCTCTAATCGCGCCAAAATGCTTCAATAGAGTTGATTTACCTGTACCACTACCTCCGTAGATGACACCAATGTTCCAATCGAAGTTTCTACATTCGCTAAAATTGACCGGTATTTCTACGCTTGTCTTTGTTGAATCTTGAATGTCAAACGATTCACACACATATCGTGTGTATTCGTCTTCAAGAATGTTGTTCTCAAGTTTTATTGTTTTCATATGCGTTCTTTGTATTCTGTTAGTTTGCCTTCAAAGGTCGTAGGTATCGTACAACACTCACCATTTCTATTCTTTGCAATTATCAACTCTGCTTCTTCAACGTCTGGCTTTTCTTGTTCATAGTATGCAGGTCTAAAAGGAAACATCACAATGTCTGCGTCTTGTTCTATCGCACCTGACTCTCTCAAGTCTGACAACATAGGTCTTTTGTCTGCTCTCTCTTCGCTTTTACGTGACAACTGAGCAAGTACGATGACCGTGATTTTCAATTCTTTTGCAAGTAGTTTCAAACCTCGTGAGATTTCTGCTATCTCTTGCTCACGATTTGCTTTTGTTCCTTTGATTAATTGTATGTAATCTATGACGAGTAAGTCTAGACCTTTGCGAGACTTGTGCAACTTCGCCTTTGCTTTGATTTGTGCGATTGATGTATCAACGTCATCGTCAATGAAGAACTCGATTGATTGATTGTTTGCTGTGTTTATGACTTTGTCTATTTCGATTTGTTCTAGACGACCATTGCGAATCTTCCAATTTTCGATGTTGCCTATCAATGATAAGTATCGCTTTGCAAGTTGTTCGTTTGACATCTCAAGCGACAAGAAGAGTGCTTTGTAGTTGTACTTCGCGAAGTCTTTTGTGAGCGTGAGAGCGATTGCAGTCTTACCCATTCCCGGTCTACCTGCTACGACTATCAAATCGCCTTCGTTGTAACCACCGATGTACTTGTCTAAGTATCGCCATCCTGTTTGTTTGCCTGTTAGCGCACCACCTTTCAGACTATTCTCAACTATTTGGTCAACTACTTTGTTTGTGACTTTTACTATCGAGTCAGGTTCTTTGTGTGTCGAGAATGTAGTCTCGTCAAGAATCGATTGCAAGTCTTTGACCATCTCATCAAGTTCTTTTGTCAAGTTCAAGTGTGCCAATCTATCAATGAGAGTTGTTTTGATGTAGTTATATTCTAAAGTTTGAAGATGTGTTTTGATGTTTGTCAACCCACTTGCTTCTTGTTGTATCTTAATAATCTCAAAAACTTCTTTTTTTGTGAAATGCTTTGAGAGCGTCACTAAATCGACAGGTTGATTGTCGTAGTACAATTGTGTCATCACATCGACGATGCGACGTGAGAAGTCTTGTGTGAACCAATTCTTGTTGATTTGTGGTAAGAAATGTCTTGCGTCATTGTAGAACAGCAAGTTTGATAGTATCATTTGTTCTAGATTCATAGTGTTGCAAGTTTATGTTGATTTGTTGACACTTTCAAATTATTTGGTTTCCAAGTTCGAACTGCTGACTTCCAATCTTTCATCTTGTTTTTGCCTATCATCCAACCCTTTGATTCATAGAAGTCGAAAAACTTGTTTGATACGTCATTCATTCCTATTGAATCCATATAATCTCTCAACTCGTCTAGACTTGGTTTAGTAAATACTTTTTTATCTCTTACACTATCACTATCACTTACACTATCACTATCGGCATTTTTCGCATCTTTTCGTATGCGGTCGTATGCGGTCGCATCCCATCGCTTACGAGCGTTGTCTGAATTACGCTTTCGTATGTCTTCGTACTTTTGCAAGTCACGCTTCAATGATTGCTTAATAGGTTCAAACGCAATCTTTGTGATGACGTTGTCAGTTTGTGGATCTTTGTCGTTCACATATTGTAGTATGTGCTTGAACAAGTGACCTGCTTGTTCGTCTGTTAGTTGCTCTATTGTGTGTATTATGTCACAATACAATAGAAATGATTTTTTTTCAGTTGCCATAGATTAAAAAAGCCCTCAAGCGAGTACCGAAGTGCGAGTTCGATACTTGCCGAGGGCAAATGTCTTGTGATAGTTGTCTCGCACACAACTCTAATACCTTACAAAAATAGTACTTTGTAAGTAAATAGCAAACTATTCTTTTGTTTCAATCGAATATCTGCCGAAACCTTCTGTCTCATCGCACACGATGTCTAGTCCTTCTTTGTGACGTAGTACGTGAATCAGCGCGGCGAGTCGAAACGAGCCATACAAATTGAGCGCGTCAATTGGTGTGATAGATTTGCCACTCAACAAGTGACTTTTTACCTTTTTGATTTGAGATTCTTTTTTCATATTTGTCTGTAATTGATTTTTAATTTTTGAAGTGCTTGAGTGTCTCGATACAATTCATCGTACACGACGCATTTTAAGCCACTCTGTTTGATTATTTTAGCGCACTCAATACAAGGCGACATAGTGACGTACATCGTTGCACCTTGAGTCTTTGTACCTGCTTTCAAGATTGCATTCATCTCAGCGTGAATGACTTCATCTTTTGTGACATCGTTCTCTTCACACTCGTTGCTAAATCCTGTTGGTGTACCATTGTAGCCAAATGAGACAATGTTTCCGTCTTTGACTATGATTGCGCCCACTTTTTTACGATTGCACCTAGATAGTTGAGAAACTATGTGAGCGATGTCCATATACATTCGCTCGAACTGCTCAATCCTGTTCGTCATATTTACCACATAAATATCCAATGATAAAAGCAAATCCAATATACCCTAGCCATACGGCAAGTTGATAGTTTGTCATAATAGTTGGGTTTTGAAGATTGTTATAATTTCGTGGAAGTTGTCACCATAGACTTCGTAGTGTGAGTAGAATGAGCCATTTGTGAAGTTGCTCAAACTCAAGTCCATTGAATACGATGCTTCTAGTTGGTCTTTTACTTCTTCGATTGTCGGTTCGCTATCAAACGCGCAAATGATGTCGTTGTCTTCGTTGACTAACACGTACGCTGTTTTGTTTAGACGATTGACAAATTGTTGAGCGTGATGCTGTTTAGTAAAACGAGCAACTACTTCTTGATTCTCGTAGACACGAAACTCTAGTTCATTGTTTACGACTGCTTGTACGATTCTTGTCATTTTGCGTTTCCTTTATACATACGATATAACTCTTGACGCTGATGTTGAATTGCTTCATTGAAGCCTTCAATCATTTCGTCTCTTTCAAACTGATAAGGAGTCGCTTCTTGAATTTCTCTCTTCGACTTCTTTGTCAACACGTGACTCGCGTACATCACCGCAATAGTGATAGGAGTCAATAAAATTGGGTATATGATGTCTAGTGCCATAGTCTTACTTTTAATAACGATATATTGTATCGTTAAAATTCATCTTGTTATTATTTGCCAAGATATACCCATTGTTCAATGTATTGTAAGTTTCAATGGGCATCCAAAATCCAAAGCAACACAAGAAAGATGATACGTAAATAAATACCGCCTTGTCTGTCATTGCGATGGCACGACAGCCGTGAGTTACTTCTCCGCTTTGTGATATTTTGAAAATTGGTTCGCTAGATGACTCGTACTTTGACTTGAAATCTTGCGACATTTGTGGTGTGATTTTTATTTGTTTCATAGTTTGTTTCATTTGATATAGCAAATATACAACTAGAAAACATATACGCAAGTACTTTGCAAACTTTTTTTCTATTTTATTTTCTTTTATGACAATTCTATGACACTTTTCAGTAGATGACCTGCGTAGTACAACTTCTCGTCAATCAAGTCTTTCACGTCGTCAAGCGTGATATTTACTATATGCGTACGATGTGAGTCTACGAATCTAGGGTCATAAGAAACAAAGAACGCATTCTCACACGCTGTCGCTATCATACCCATTTGAACTTGCCAATAGTAGTCAGGATGCAAATTCTTCAAGTCTTCGTTTGTCTTGATAGAGAAGTTGCGTAGATGAATCCCGCTATTGAAAGGACACTTAAACTCAACAATGAAGTCATCGCCTAGCGCGTCAGGTGAATAACCACCAAAGTCGCCATATTCTACAAAAACGAATGTCTCACCTCCGTAGTATGTTGCTAGTGTGTTGAAAGGGTCAAACGCTTCATACGCTTGACGTTCGTGTTCTTTGCCCCATTCAAGAGCGCGACCATAGATTTCAGGTCTTATGCCTGTCAGTATCTCTGCGCCTTTTTCATAGACGAATGTCTTTGCAGTCTCACTCAAGTACTCCGATTTGTTTCTCGGAGTACCCATCAACTTGTGAATCTGTGAAGCAGTAAATCTAGAGCGACGCAATTCTTGCCATTGCTCTTCACTTTGCGTAGTCGTAACCATTCTCAAACATTCATTTTGCAGTCGACAACAATTTGTAGTCTACTTCGTTCAAGTGATACTTGTTTGTGATGTCGCTAATTTTACCACCACGAGTGATGTGTTCTACTGCTTTCGCCCAATTAGCGTGTTTAGGAGTGAGCGTTTCTTTCTGTGGTGCGCGACCCATTGCTTTCTCACCGTCGTCATCGTCATCGATGTTGAGTCCTAAGATTGCACCTAGAGCGTAGCGACGTGCGTACGTGATAGCAGAACCCATCGCTTGAGGGTCGTTCTGTTTTGCGACAGGCATCTTGTAAGACGCTTCAATCCACTCACCGCTCTCGCTGTGAATTAAGATAGTAGTCAACGCGTCGTCGTCAGGTAGTTGCGCAAACGCAAGACCGCAATCGCTGAGAGGTTTTTGAATAGTGTCTAAGATGTTCGCAAGTGATGCGTACTTCGACTTGAAGAATGGGTTGTTTGCTTCTTTCGACACTTTGCCGATTGTTGCTTGAAACTTGCACAGAGCGAGTCCAATGTTCTTGATTGATTCAGATTTGTTCATATTAGTTTTCGATTTGTTCAATGATTTCTTTTGCTGTCTTGAATACTTTGACCGCTGTTGGGTGATACACGTCACCTTTCAAGTACTTACGAATTGTAGGAAGTGAGAGACCTGTTCTCTCATGAATAGTCTTTTGAAGACCGTGATAGTGCTTGTGCTTTAACTCTTCTTGAATCTTTTCTATGTTTGTCATACATCACAAAAGTACAACAATTTTTTCACTATGCAAACAAAATAGAAAAATTATTTGATGTCTACTGAGAAGATTCTGTTGCCTAGTTTAGTAGCAAGTTCTGTCGAGATGCCGTCTAGAAGTTGTTGATTCCATACGTTGCGTATGAATTTTGTAGGTTTGATGCCTCGTCGACCTATCGCGTTTGCGATTGCTTGTGCTTTGTTGCGACGCGCTGTGATAGGGTCTTGACCTTTTGCTGTTCGCGTTTGAATACCTTTATCGATGAGCCATTGTTCTATCGCTTGTACAGGTGGGCGTTTGCCACGACGACGACCTCCATCGACATACTCTGCGTAGTCTTCCATTCCTAGACGCATTGTCAACGACGTAGGTGTTCTCGTTGTCTCTAGTGGTTTGATAGATTGACGCAATCGACCACTTGCGTTTGAATCGTATGTGAATTTGCCTCGACGTTTAGGTTTGTCAAGTTGCTCTTCTAGTTGCTTTGTGACACCATTCCAAAAGTTCGCGATGATTTGATTCAACTCGCTGTCTCCTTTTGTGACGAAAGAGTCTGCTCGTTCGCCTAAGCCGTTCAAAAATTCATCAAAGGTCATTCAACATTTCTATCAATAGTGGGTGTGGGTAGACATCTATCTTGTCTTTGCGTACTGAGTTATGAGTGAACACTCCATTCTTGCCACTCAATGCGCGCTTTGTGACTTGCCAAATGTCTTCGTTGTACGTTAAATCAATAGCGTATTTGTCACGCCATAGCAAAAGCAACTCTTTCACACTAGCGATTTGTTCTTTTGTGTAGTTCTCAAAGTACGTATAACCTTTGTAAGGTGTGTCTAGTTTGCACACATCTTTAACTTCTTTGCCTACGTAGTTATAAAACTTAGAGCCTTTTTGTGTTAAATAGCCCCAATTGCAAATCTCGATACCGATTGAGTTCTTGTCTAGATTCGTGTATGGTAGACCTAAGAAATGAGATGACTTTAAGCCTAAGTGATACGCCCAAAACTTCGAGTCGAAGCCTTGTACGATTTCACCTGAGCGAGAGACAGCAACACAAGTCGCGACGTTGACTGCATCTGCATCCCAAAACTTAAACGTTGAGAGAGCGTCTGCGCCTCCTGCTGTGTGATGAAGATAGATTTGCTTCTTCGTCGATTCTTCTTTGTTATAACCCTTGAATTGTGTTTGCTTGATATTCATTTGTGAGTCTAGTTAAGTACCAATTTGCTTTCTTTAAGTCTTCAAGACGATTCTTTTTCTCAAATCTCCATACATATTTCAACACGTTGCCTTTGAGATAGCCGTAAAATGCTTCTTGTGTCATAGACGCTTTGATTGCTTCGATTGCTTCTACGTCGCCTGTCTTGTAGTGATTTGGATTTATCGCATCTTTTTCCATCGTGTCGCAAAAGTATAAAAGTCTTCGTCAATTATCAATGAGTGACCACCATTTAAGAAGATTTGAGTGTGTTCGTGATACGCGCTTATCGCTACAACTTGACGCAAGTCGACGAGACCTTCTTCAAGATACTCTATCAACTCAGCATCGACACCAATTTCTAGAAACGCTTGGTCGTTTCTCTCTTCGTGTACAATTAAGACATCTACAATCATAGCGTTTTGTGTGTGTAAGCGTGAATCTTTCTCATCATTTTCTCATTGCGATAGGGTTTCATTATTAACCAACGACCACCGATAGGCTTTGGAGATGCACCTCGTTCGATGTGCCATCCTTTTGAACCGTCTCCGTACTCTTCTTTGTACGCACTTGTACGAATCATTAGAATATCGCGCAAGATGACGGTATCTTGATGCGTCAATTGCTCGACGGTGTAAGTCAACTCGTAGTCTTCGTGAACGTGACCCATCCAAATTGCGTCAGCACCTTCGACGTTGACACTCATTCTATTGTGTTGGATTGTTCCACGTGTGACTGCACCTCCGCCCCCGAATCCGTGCATATATTTTATTTTGAATGAATGATGACTTGAGCCATCGTCAAAATTGTAGCGAACCCATCCACCATAGCCACCGACTTGAACATTTGACTCACACTTGTAGTTAAGCAAAGTCACAAATCGCTCAATGATGTCAGTCTCTTGACGCTTCAAGATTGATGTCTCGTGATTGCCATAGCCTACAAACTTAATCAGATGTGCGTAAGGTGCAAACCATTCGACTGCTGTGTTCACAATAGCGTCAAAGTAGTTCGCGACGTTGTGTTCTTCACGAATGTCGCTCTTCGATTTGCGAGGGTCGTACGCACCTTGCATCAAGCAAAACAAATCGCCATTGATGAGAATGTCGTGATTGCCTGCAAGTGCTTCGTCGAGATGCTTCTTGAGTAGCGTTCTGTCACATTTAGGATTGTCCCAATGCAAGTCAGAGATAAGAAGTACTTTCGTTTCTTCCCAATTTTTTTCGATGCGTACTACGTTATTTTTTTTCATATTAGTATACCAAGAACAAAAGCGACAATAGAGAAGACTATGACTTGCGATTTAAGCGTCTTCTCGTGCGTTCTAAGCGCATCAATTTCGATTTGCTTAGATTGTATTGTTCGTGATTGAATTGTTCGAATAGAGTCGATTTGTGCGATTTCGATAGAATCTAGCAAAATCAACTTTTGATATGCAAGAACTTTGCGTCTTGCTTTTGCACCCTCAACGAGATAGTGATTCGCTTGTGAGAGAGTCGATGTGTCTATGTAAATCGATTGCGCGTTTAAGTCCATCACTAGTACGAGCGAAAGTATCAACATACATCGTGTCATACAAGTAAATAGAATCGCGAAGAAGTTGTTTCTTAAATCGTACTTTTTCGATAGTGTCTTCATAGTACGAAATAGTCTCAATGTACAGCGGTTCTCTCTCAATCGGTTTGAAAGTGAAGAACGCATACACGACGCTACACAGGTACAACGCAACTATCAGCCAAGTAAGGAGTAGAAATTTGGAATTGGATGCCATAACCTGCGACAATGTCTGTTTTTGCGTCATAGAAAGGCTCTGCTGTGCTACTCACTATCAACTGAAAGTCTTCATCGTTGTTGTAGTGATAGTCAATCAAAGCCATAATGTCAATTATAATTTGAGCGGTATCGCTTAAAACTTCTATCGTATTCGACTCGCTCTCGAATACCCTATCAAAAACTAGCAACGCGAAGCGATAGTTGACGTAGCGACCATCACGAGTAGCCATATCAAAGCCGTCAGGAACTAACCACACGAGAGGGTAGAACTTGACCTCGTCGACTGCGAGATTGTACTCAGCACCGACAGAGAACTTGCCGACCATCTTATGACTTTCGACTTGAGTTCGTATTTTTGCTATGATTTGATTTAGGGTCATTCTTTAAGAATTTAATGAGTTTGGCTTCGTTGTTTTTTTGCCACTTATTATCTCTCGTCGGGCGGGAAGTCATAGTTCCAGAAACAATCGTCATAGTCTGTGGGTAAATAGATACCTCCTACAAAAGTAGTGCTTGATGGGCGTATAGTATCAAAGGTCGAGCCAGGGTTCAAAAACAAAGGGTAGTCGTTTGTGTATTCTCTCAAGTAATCTCTCAAACGATTCGCGTAGTACTCTGCTTTATCACGATAGCGATTCTCTAAAAGCGTCAACTCGTCTACACTTATTGCACGAGCGTTGTCACTCTCTCTACTTGCTACGCTCTTATTCATCAATTTGAACGTCATAGGAAGCATCGCTTCACACAAAGTATAGTACTTCAAGCACGGCGCAATATAAGAGTCTAGAAGCGTTGTATTGAGCGCGGTTAGTGTACCTGCAAACGCTTGAGTTTGTAGTTCGTTGTATATACCACTTCCAATGATGTCACGAATGTATATCTCTTGACTCTCTTTGATAGCATTTTTTAAGAGTTTGTCATCGACATTCTCGTTGATAGGCGTGTTGTCTTTAAGGTACGTTGTCGAAACGAAGTATACAAAGTTTGTCATTTCTTTCTTCTTACTACTTTAGAAGCCCAAATGTGTCTACAAGATGGGCGATGTATTGCAGGTGATGAATCGGGGATAGTATACCAACCACCACGACGCTTCCATACGTCATAACCTAGAAGCGCACTCATAGCGTTGATGTCTTCACGAGAGTACACACGATTGACTCTTACGACGCTACGACAAAACTCACGAGATGTGTCGATGATGATATCTCCTTTTGTGTTTGGTGCTTTCTCGTATTTATAGCGTACGAGTAACTCAGTTTGAATGTCTGCGATTTCTCTCAAGCCATCGTCTGTGATTGTCAAACCACCTTCTGCGGGTTGAATCATTCCCGTTTTATTCAAGTTGTCTATTGCTTGAGACACTTTCAATAAGTCTGCGTCTATGATGTTAACAACTTCACCGATTGTGATACCCTTGTTTTCTTTGATTGTATTCAAGATTGTCTTCTCGATATCACTAGCAAAAGTCATTTTCACTTCTTCAAAGAGAGAAGCATCTTCACCAAATTGAGAGAAGACTTTCAAGTCGCGCTCGTCGTCCCAACCGAAAGGATTGGCTTTTGATAGAGCGACAGGTGATGCACTTTCTAGAGCGTCGCCATTTGCGATAGGTGGTAAACCTGCAAGTTGACGCTTCTCGTTGATTGTCATATTTGACAAGACGTTGTTCGCTACCAAAGGACTGAAAGAGTTGATTGCGTCGTTCAAGTTTGATTGAATCTTCACGGTAGAAAGTTCTGGCAATCCCAATTCTTTACGCGCTTCTTCGTTTGATATTAAGTTGCGAGTGTACAAGTCTAAGTAGTCAAGTCCTAGAGGTGGTTTGTTAATAGTCTCAAGTTTGACAGGAGAGATGAAAGAGAACAAGTAGGTAAGTTGCTCGTCCATTTTACCTTGACGAGGTTCTACATACGATTGTTGAAACATCTCGTATGCTTCAATCATTTCGCTACGACCACCGAGTTGACCTTCTACACGAACACCGAACAACATAGGAGAGTTGATTTTGTGACCTACAAAAATCTCTTGTTGAACCGTCTTGTTCAAGATGTCAAATTGTTTGTCAAAGTCGCTAGGTTGAATGTTTGACACAATCGACTCTCTCTCGTTTGGGTCGTTGTACATCAATATCAAACCTCCTGCGTTGTCTGTACCTTGATAAGAGTCTTTGAAGCGACGCTTTGCCTTTCTCGCTTCTTCTGGCGTTGGTACGCCTTTGAACATCTGTATCAAGGTTTGCGCTGAGAAGCCATTCTTGATAGAGTTCAAATGCCAATTTGAAACTTCTGTGTCAATTTCGATGTACTTCAACGCACCTACGTAGTCGGGTAAAGGGTAAACTCCTTGACCTGGTCTATACATCTTGTAGTAGAACAACTGCTTTGACTCGCGAGTGTTCTCGTTAAATGGGTTGTAGTGAACAATCTCTTCTCTACGATTTGACCAATCTTCACTATAATAGTAGCAATCGTCTAGACCTACTCGTACATTCTTGAAAGGTAGGTGGTAAAGTTCTGCGATTGCAGTCTTCGCACGATTCCAAATTACTTCGATTGCAAAGCCATTGAACAACTCCAAGTCGTAAGCGATTTTTTGCTTTACTTCTTCAAACGACTCGTATGTGTTGATTGACTTTAGTTTTGCTTCTGCTTTTGCTACGTCTTGTGTGTTCTCACCTACGATAGCAGTTCCTACACCTGCAACATATGACGCTTTTGATGATACAATAGCGTTGTGTTTAGGTGATTTAGAGAACAAGTCTACTAGTAAATCGGGGTACAAGTTGTCGTCACCAAAGTTGTATATGTCTTTCGACTTATTCTCTTTGAATGTCGGTAGTTTATTCTCGTGAAATTGAAGTCTCTCGAAGTTCATTACTAGTAAATAGCGTTTATTCTTTTTTGTCTTTGATAAATAGCATCATAAATCCACCGCCTAAGAATACAGAAACCTCGCTCAATGTCGTCTTCTCAAAAAATACGAGTACGAATGAAGCGACAATCACTCCAATTCCTAGAGCAGTAGTCTTCCAATTCTTGAAGATTCTATCTATCATTTGCCTTGACCTTTGTATGGCTTTGCGCTTTTGTGTTTATTGACGTGCTTAGTGTGTCGACGAAGTTTGTTCTTTGGCTTCGCTCTGAACACACTAGTATTGCTAGTCTTTGCCATCTAATTTCTCGATTTTTTTAGCGTAGTAACGAATCGCAAACAATCCCGATACAATACCAACAAGAGCCAGAATAAGAGAAAAAAGAGGTTGCCAAGTAGTCGCAAAATGTAGCACCGCAGACGAGCAAGAAATACCCGTTGCGATGTTAGCGATTGTATCATTTTCAAAGTGTTTCATTTTGTAACAGGTTTACGCAATAAGGTGATTCGGGGTTAAACTCACAGAAACGGGCGGTGTACATTTCCTCACACCCACTAAAAGTATGAACGCCAATCGGATTTGGGAACACCTCTTTTGTTGCAAAGGATTCCAACGGCTCATCGTTCCAAAGGATGTCAACGGCATACAACGGGGAAAGGTCGGTGCAGTTACCTTCGTTGTCTACGGATAAGCAGATTTGCCCGATTTCGTGGACTGCACAATTTTGGTAAACTACCGAACCCTCAACCGTTGTGGATATTTGGGCTTGGTATGTTAGCCATTCGGCTAATGATTGGAATTCGTATTTTGAAAAGGTCATAAGGTGGTTAATGTTGTGCAATCGGTGTCCGATAGTGGTG